TAATTACTCTATTACTAATATTAATTTATATGAAGGTCGAGTATTAAGCGAATATATTAATAAGAATACCGTTGATACAAGATTTATTTTAAGTTCAGCTAACGTTGATACAAGTTCTGTTGAGGTTTCTGTATATGCAACCTCAACCTCAGCCACTGCAAATAGCTATACACTTGCTACTAATCTTTACGGATTAAATGCTAACTCTCAAGTATTTTTTGTTCAAGGATATGGTAATAATCAATATGAAGTTGTATTTGGTAATGGCACAACAGGTAGACAAGTTCAAATACCTAATCTTATAAAAGTAACTTATAGAGACACTTCAGGATTAGACGGTAACGATGCTAGTGCTTTCACAGCAGTAGATAATCTTGTTAATTCATCAAGTACTAATTTTCAACCTACCGTTACAGTAACAGCTTCTTCTTCAGGGGGAAGTGAGAGAGAAGATATTAGTTCTATTAAATTTAATGCTCCTCGTTTTTATGCTACTCAAGATAGAGCTGTAACAAAACAAGATTATATTTCTTTAGTAAAAAGTAATTTTCCATCTGTACAAGCGGTAGCAGTTTACGGTGGTGAAGAACTTATATCGCCTGATTACGGCTCTGTTTATCTATCCATTAAACCTTATTTTACTACGCTTATTTCAGATACATTAAAAAATGATATTCTTAATTATCTTTCTGATAGAACTGTTCTTTCAATAACACCTAAAATTGTTGATCCTGATTATTTTTATATTGATGTTGTAACTAGCGTATTTTATGATCCTACAAATACTACATTAAATATTAACGATATTACAAGTTTAGTAAGAACATCTATCAGTAGCTTCTCAGCAACTAATTTATCAGATTTTAGTTCTAATTTTAGATACAGTAAATTTATTTCTTCTATAGATAACGCTGATAATAGTATTGAAGGTAATGATACTACTACAAGAATGATTAAAAGAATAGCGCCAACGTCGACCGTGAGTACTAATTTTACTATTGATTTTAATAACGTGTTAAATACAAATTTAAAATCATCTACTATTATTTCTAATTCATTTACTTACACATTAAATAGTATAGACTATACTGCTTATCTTAAAGATGATGGTAATGGAATTATTGTAGTTATTAATCAATTAAACGATGCAACTATTGATACCGTAGGCACAATTAATTATACTACAGGTGAATTAGCATTAAATAATTTTACAGTTACTAATTATACAAATTATATTTCAATCTATGCTAATATTTTTAATAATGATATAACTTTAACAACCAATCAAATATTAAATATTGAACAAACAGATGTTACAATAACAGTAAGCACAACTCAATAATGGCTCTAATAGTTCCAAACACAATTTCAACATTTATTAAGTCGCAGTTTCCAAGACTGTATGACGAAGATGGTATTGAGTTTGAAAAACTTTTACAAGCATATTATGAGTGGACAGAATTATCAGCTGGTGCTTCTGGTAATAATGCTACATTTGCATCTACTGCTATTGGTAATCCTATTAACACATCAAGAAATCTTTTTAATATTAGAGATGTTGATACTACTTCAAATACATATTTTTCTCACTTTCAAAATAAATATCTTTACGGTATTCCTAATACTTTACCTGGTGATAAAAGATTTTTTATTAAACATGTAATTGATATTTATAGATCAAAAGGCAATATTCAAGGTTATAAATTACTCTTTAAATTATTCTATAATGATGAAGTAGATATATATTTACCTAAAACTGATATTTTTAAACCTTCTGATGGTGATTGGGATTCTCCAAAATATTTAGAAGTAGTAGATAATCCAAATAATATTTCTTTAGTAGGTAAAATTATTGAAGGCAGCGCTTCAGGCGCTAAAGCTTTTCTACAAAGTTATGTAAAAGAATCTAATAATGGCTCAATAAATCATTTATTTTTCTTAAGTAATATTATGGGTAATTTTTCTGCAGGAGAACATATAAGTGAAGAAAATACTACCGATTATGATACTATAGTTGCTAATCCTTTTATTATAGGATCAGTATATAAATTAGATATTACTGAAAATAATAATGATTTTGTAATAGGCGATGTTATTAGCGCTGTAGATAGTATAGGTATTAATGCTACATTTAGAGTAAAAAGTACTTCATTTGGTACAGGGGTTTTAAGATTTACACTAGTCGAAAACGGTACTTATTACAGTACAAATGCTGAAGTTATTATTTCTAGAAGACCTAGAAGTTATGATACTTACTTAAATAATGTTTTACTTTATATTCATGGAACTAATAATGAAGTAAAAGATAGTTCTTTATATGAAAATTTTACTGTAGGTATTAATAGTGGCACAAACACTTCTTTTATACCAATAAGTGGTACTACCTCTAGTATATCATTTTCTAACAACAGCTCTTTTATATCTTCAACTAATACTAACGTAAGTTTTAATTTAAGTAATAATTTTACTATTGAAGCTTATATATATCCAACAAGTTTAAGTTATTATAATACACTGTTTAGTGATATAACAGGACTAGATACAGTCTCTTTAAAAAATTACGGCAAAGAAGTAGAATTTTATATTAATGGTATCCGTTATAATTATACATTATCTAATCCAGTAAGTTTGAATAGCTGGACTCATATTGCGTATGTTAGAAACGGAACTGATAACAAATTTTATATAAATGGAATTAGACAATTTACTTTTACTGGAAGTAGTTCTTTTTTTTCTAGAGCAAATAAAATCTTAATTGGTTATCAATATAATTTTATTAATGACATAACTGATTTTAATATAGATAATTTAAGCAATTTTGGTCAATTTGTTGGATATTTTTCAGAAATACGTATATCTAATATTGCAAGATATGATTTAAATTTTACGCCGTACTTTACTATTCCTTCCGATAATAGTCCTGTTTTGTCAGGTAGAGGCGCTGGTTTTTTACTTGGTCAACTTTCAAGTAGTGCTAATATATCTCTTAATACTGATTTTACATATACTACTAATAATTATTTAACTAGTACTTTAGCCACTGCGACTACTATTACTGGATTTTCTAATCTTAGTATAAGATCAAATAGTGCTAATACTATAGGTAATACTTTAACCTTTAGGACATTTACTTTAGGTATACCTAAAGTTCTTATTAATTATACTCAAGGTGCTAGCTATGTCTATACACCTGAAATTACTATTAAAGATCTTTCGCGCTCAAGAAACTTTATTAGTGGGACAGTAACTTTTGCAAATAACTCAACAAGAGTTACTGGGGTAGGTACTAGTTTTAAATCAATACCTGTATCTTATCTGTATTTTTATGAGGATAAAAATACAGATACTTCTAATATCTCATTAAAAGTCATTAAAAATATTGCCAATAATACCTTAATGTTCCTTGATGACTATCCTAGTTTTAATTCAAGCGGTAATACAGGTGTTACACCAGGATTTCCTATTATATCTGGTAACTATAGTCAATACGATTTATTAGATATTAACGGCAATCAGGGTGGTAATAATATCTTAGTATCAGTTGTATCATTAACAGGTAATGGTCTTATTGATGAAACTGAATTAATAGATTCAGGTTATGGTTATAAAAATGACGAACAAGTATCTTTTAGAAAATATAATTATATTGCTGAACTTAATATATTAAATGGCGGTTTAAATTATTCTAATAATCAATATTTAAATTTTGTCGGTGGCTATCCTTCCTTATATGCTACAGCAACTATAGGTACAAATACTACTGGGGGAATAATTCGCGCTACTATTGAAAGTCCAGGTAGCAATTTTAAAACATTACCAGCAGTTAATATATATAATTCTAACGGTACAGGAGCTATTATCAAGGCAGTTCTAAGTACTAGTACAACTGGAACTGTAATCAAAGGTTATGTAAGAAAAAGAGGCCTTGGTATATCTCCGGGCGAGTGGAACTCAAGCAAAAGCTTCCTTAGCTCTGATAAATATATTCAGGATAGTTATTACTATCAAAATTATTCATATGAGTTGCGTACTTCAAAACCTATTAACACTTTTGAAGAGACTATAAGAAAAACTTTCCATCCTGCAGGTGTAAATCTGTTTGGCAGAGTAGTAACAAAAGACATAATTGCAGATAAATCATCTGCTTCCAATACTACTATAACCCTAAGTTAACGGTATTAATATGAGTTTAATTTATAATCCTTTTAAAAACTTTCAATTAGACAGTATAAAGAATAACCTTTATACTTTTAATAATAATTCAAATAATTATTTGTATATTTTTGCTTCTAGAGCAACTTCATATTCTAATAATGATATTACACCAGATACAGTAGTTGATAGTTTAGATGAATCTGTCTTTAGACCTTCATATGAAATGATGTTTGGTAAAAAATTAAATGATACTGATATTGCTATTTTAATTAAACAGTATGTTTGGACGTCAGGTACAATATATTATCAATACGATAATTCAGATACAGATCTTTTTAATAAATCATTCTTTGTAGCTACACGTACTGGCGGCAATTTAGATTGGCATGTTTATAAATGTCTTTGGAATAATAACGACGCAGCCTCAACTATAAATCCTGATACTTATCCTAATGGAAATGCTGCACCTTTTAACGCATTTCAAACTAGTGATGGATATATTTGGAAATATATGTTTTTTGTTAGTAATGCTAATTTTATTAAATTTAATTTTTCTAATAATTATATTCCATACTTTCCTCCTACCTCTACAACAGATTATTCAAGTGTTAATCAAGTACAACTAAATTCTAAAACTGGCATTGATGTAATTAAGATTGTTAATGCAGGTAATAATTATACCGCTATAACAAACGGTATTATACAATCTGTTGACACTACCCTTACAGGTATTACTCTTGAAACTAATGCAAGTCAAGCAAATAATATCTATACCGGTTCTCATGTATTAATTACTAATATAAGTGATAATACTCTTTATATTAGAGATGTAAGCAATTATTATAGTAATAACTACTTAGTTTTAAATTCAGAAATAATAGGATTATCTCCTTTTAATTATACATATAATATTACACCTAAAGTATCAATAGCAGGTGACGGTTCTGGTGCATTAGCATATAGTACTACAACGGCAGGTAGAATAACGCAAATAACAGTAGCCAATACAGGATCAGGTTATACAAGAGCGCTAGTTACTATTTCTGCAAATAGTATTTACGGTTCGGGTGCTAATACGGTTGCTATTATCCCTCCTCCTTTCGGTCATGGTAATAACGCTATTATTGAATTAGGAGCTGATGCAATAGGTTTTGTCACATCATTTCAAGGATCTGAAAGTAACACAATTCCTACTGATATAACGTATAGAACTGTAGGTCTATTAAGAAATCCAAGTCCTATAAATAGTCTTGGCTCATATTATACATCGTCAACATTTGATCAAACATTAAGCTTAACTTTTACAAATCCTATTGCCTTTAGTGTACAAGATACTATTACTGGATCAACCAGTCAAAATGTAGGTATAGTAACTTTTAGTAATACAACATTAACTACTCTAGTAGGCGATAAAAATTTTGTTGTTGATGAAACTATAACTAATTCTTTAGGAACAACTACTGCTGTCGTTAGTACAATTGAAAAAACTAATGCTCTACAGCCGTTCTCAGGTCAAGTTTTGTATATAAATAATATAAACAAAATTACAAGAACATATAGTAATAACGAGACTATTCAAATTGCAGTACAATTATAAGGGTATGAAATGCCACTAACGACCGATTTTAACGTACCTCCATATTTTGATGATTTTGATGTAGGTAATAACTACTACAGAATTCTCTTTAAACCAGCTACAGCAGTACAGGCTCGTGAACTTACTCAAATTCAATCAATTATTCATAATCAAATAGAGTTATTTGCTGACAGCATTTATAAGCCAGGTACGATTATAAAAGGTTGTGAAGTAAATGAAGAATTAAATCAATTTTTTATTAGAGTAAGTAGTACTCAAACAAACGGTTATACAGTTGATATGGCAACACTTTCTAATACTATTATAGAAAGTGTTAATACCGGATTACAAGCTAGTATATTAACATATCAAACAGGTGATGAATCTACTTATCCTAATACAAATATTTTTTATGTTACATTTAATAATACGGGTTCAGCAGGGGAAAAACATTTTACAACTGGTGAGCAATTAAATTTTTATACTAAGCCTAGAAATTTAAATTTAGCAATTGCTAATGTTAGTATTATTGCTAATACTACAGCATCTTATGCTACAGGATTTACTAGAGCAGTCAGTGTAGGTTCTGGAGTTGTTTATCAAAAAGGTTTTTTTACACAACTAAGTCAACAAATAGTTATAGTTGCAACTCCAACAGGTAATAATATAGGTTTTATAATTAATCCTAATAGTCAATCTATTGGATTTTCAACTACTGAAAGTATTATAACCTCATCTTCTGATTCTACATTGTATGATAATGCTCAAGGTTATAGCAACTTTACTGCACCGGGCGCAGATAGACTTAAACTTGTTACTACAGCTATTTCAGTTGAAAAAGCAGATGTTGCTGGTAAAACAGATTTCTTACCTATCATTCAATATTCTAACGACTCTATTACATTTATTAATCAAGATCCGCAACTATCTAAACTACAAGATAAATTTGCACAATATAGCA